CTGCATTTGAATTGGCTATGCAGAATATAGTAAATAGGAAGCGAGTGTTTCATCTTTAATTAAATAAAAAATGGATAAAACGATTGAGCCTGTTTATGATTTAGGTAATAAAGAATGTAACAACTGCCCGTTATTTGTCGAATGCAGAGAGGCGCACTTATGAAAACCGAAACCCCCGAACAGTTCTTTTCCGCAATAAAAATACCGCCCACGTGGCGTTACATCGGCAGAAACGACATTAATGTCGGCGAGGGCAATTATTGGAACAATTTCGGCTTTGTTTATCAAACGCCGGATAACAAAATGATGCGCTTGTTTTTCACGCCGAAGGCTGGCGTTGGCGGATTCGTAGAGAAAGATTTGAAAACGGAAAAATACCGCTGTTTGCTTGATAATAAAACGAGCGAAGGGATTAATCAATTTTTAAAAGAAAGATATGAATAAAAGTACAATAAAAAGGGCGGCAGCGATTCAAGAGTTGGTAAAACAACACTATGAACCGGGCAGGCAGGATAGAAGTAAAATGTGGATATTGCGAAATGTGGTATCGCGTTCTGAAAATCCTGTGTCGGCTGCTACTTTTTTCCGGTACTTGAAAATCGAAGAAAAACAAAAAAAAGAAGAAAATCCTAATCAATTGAAATTATTTTGAAAAAAAAGCGGATTTATTCCGCTTTTTTTATTTATGTTTGCAGTCTAATTTTAAAACTAATATTATGAGCAACAGAGTATCTTATTTCGATGGTGGTTTACTCCAATTTGTCGGTTGGCAAATATTAGGAGTTATTGTAACGGCGCTTACATTTGGCGTTTGCCTTCCGTGGGCATTTTGTATGATTTATAAATGGGAAATAAGTCATACTATTATTGACGGCAAAAGGCTTGCATTTGACGGATCCGCAGTGCAATTGTTTGGCAGTTGGATTAAATGGTTACTGCTAACAATTTTTACTTTGGGCATTTATGGATTTTGGGTAGGAATTAAATTAAAACAGTGGAAAGTAAAACATACCTATTTTGTTGAACAGTAGAAACGAACGCCCCGAAAAATCGGGGCGTTTATTTCTTTAAAAATCCTCCTCGTATGCCGTAGTAAATGACAAATTCCGAATCCGAAGCCCAATATCATTTCGGTTGTTTGAAGTTATAGAACTTCGCACCATCGGCTGACAATATCCTCCATCGGGTGTCCATCCGTGCAAAGCCTCTACAAGTTGCTGTTCAATCTCAAAATACTGCAATGCCTCTTTTTTAACCTCCAAAGGTGCGTCATCGTAACTTTGTGAAAATGGCGAAACCAGCAACCGCAGGCTTACAGATACTTCGCCAAACTGGCTCAACCCACCCTCGCCGCTATATTGCGCACTTGGAAAATCAATCAACACTGCCGGAAACGCAACATTCGGTCGCCATTTATCAAATACGTCCTGCCCGAAATCCTGTTCTATCCATTGGATTACCGGAACTGCTGTGCGAATACGCTTGCAAAGGTCTAAATAAAAGTTAGCAAAAAAAGAGTTCATAATATTGAATTTTATGTAGGGTCATAATGCGCCCTTATGAATTAAGTATTTTTGTTATTTCTGTTTCAATAAGATTTTGTATTTTGTCCGTCAGTTCTTTGCTTTCGCCGATAAATTGGCGTTTCGGCATTGTAAATCCGCTTCCGCGTCCGGCGCGCAATCCCTCGTTATGTACTGCTGCGTATGGAACTGCGTTGATGATGCGTACCTCTCCATTGCTGGGAACGTGTTTGACTTTGCTAAATAAGTGTGGACTACCCGACAGTAGCGTTTTGTTTTTTCTATCTGCGCTTTTGTCAGTTGATGACAAACGTTTTGAAGGTAACCATTTTTGTAAACCATCATTCACAAAACCTCCTTTTCTGAAATTATTTTGAAAATGTGCTACTGCTATTACTCCTGATTTAATAGGCAATATGCGATTTTGTAACTGTACAATTTCAGATGCTTTTTTCTCAACGAATTTTGTAAATTCTTCGGGGGTCATAATTTTTAAATGAAATTTAAACGGTTTTTATTTGGTAATTAAAAAATGTTTTGTAATTTTGTAGTTCAAAAACTGTCGTTGTTGCATCGGGGTTAGTTGACCTCACCGCATAATGTCAGTTTTTTTTGTGAAAGTATATGGAGTTTCCTTCCTACCTTTTACCTGTGTTTTAATATAGTGCGTTTTTCCCTTATATACATATTTATATATGTTGTAATGCTTTACTCCATTTTTCCTTTTTTTCTCTACATTTTCGGCATCAGCAACATTATTCATATCTTTTCCCTCTCCCAAAGGACTAATGCGTATAAATTCTAATGATTTGAAGTTTTTATGCAGAGACATTGCCGCCTTTATTTCATCATTATTTATGGAGTGGTTTAATAAATTTTTTGTGCCTTTTTTACTATTGATATAAAGACCGGTTTGAATGTTATCTGCCGAAACAACTTCTGTTTTCCATTTCTTTGATTTTATTTTATCCAGTGCGTTGTTCTTTGCCTTTTTAAATGCAATATAACTTGCCGTATTTTTTCTTTCTGTATTGGAAATTCGTGTCTGTTCTATTAAGTACTTTTCTACTGCCTTTTCCGCTCCCGGATAAGTTTCTGTTTTATAAGGGTGTTTGTCGGAAAACAATTTTCCATCTTCGGCGGGATTATTTTCAAGTCCCGGTGCGGGAATGTCTTTTTTGCTTGGTTTATATGTGCCGATTGTTGGCGTTTCGTCCGTTTGTTGCAGTCCGCACTTGCAGTTCCAACGGTCGCCGGGCTTGTGATGCGACCAGAACACATCATTTATCGGCTTGATTGTTCCCCAAAAAACGCGGTGGTCTTCGCTTGGATTTATGCTTGTCGATGGCAGCCATTCTATATTTGGTAAAACATCGGCTTCGGCTTCAAATTGTTTCCATTCAGCAGCGCGATGGGCGCGGTTGATTGCGGTGTCGTATTCTGTTTTTAGCCACGTTTTATTGTAATGGTCGGCAATTGGCTGCACTTCTTTTGCCCACTTTCCAAAAGGTTTTAAGTTTCCGTTCTCGTCAAGCAAACGCGCTGCCATATCGTTTTGTTGGCGATGCACGCGAAAGGCTGAGAATACAGCATTATTGTAGCGTATCTCATTGGCGAATGCGCCGGTAGGATTAAAGTGTGCCTTGGTAAAGCCCCTTTCGGCGGCTTGGTTAAATGCCCGCCAGGTTTCGCGGAACAAACCCGGTTCTATTTCGGTTTTGGGGTTAAATTCTTTCCTGTAGATGTTTTCGAGCGCATTGGCAATAACGTCATCGGAAAAACTAAATCCGGTACCGGCATCATTTAAATCGTGGCAATGCGGACAATCGAAATCATATAAATCATTTATTAGAAGCCTAAAACTGCCCCCCTTTTTTGAGGGGCGGGGACGAAAAAATCAATAATACGGTCAAAAAGATTTTTTTCAGAAGGATCACCATCGGAATGGTCGCCTTCGTTATTTTCCTGTTTTCTATTTAAAAGTTCCCGCATTAATTTCTCTTGTTCTTCCTGCTTGGATTTCAATTCCTCGTAATTATCCGGTTTCGGAACGCCGTATGTTTCATACCAATAATCATCAGAATAAGGGACTTTCATTGATACTTTTTCGTCTATTTCAAGACGTTTTTTAAGTGTGTCAAGGTCAATTTCTATTTCAAACTCAAATTTTCCACTCTCAACAGGGTATCCGTATGATTTCAGAATTTTTAAAAACCATTCTTCGTTCAGCACATTTTGAATAAAGGTCAAATCCGACTTTGTTATTTCCAATTGTTGTTCGGCTTGCGTTTTTGACTGTGCATATCCACTGCTACTACTCGCTGTTGTAGTCTCTGTATTACCAAGTATAGCGATAGACATTTCTTCATTACAGGCATTAATCAGTCTCGTTTGTAGTTCGCCGGTCCCGTTGCTTGCCTTTCCATCAAGCATTTGAAATTTTGCCTGCTCCGGTACCATCATAGTCAGCGATCCACCAGATTCACTGAGTAATTTCCGCAATTCTTCTTTGGTTTTGTTGTCGTAGGCATTGTAATAAATAATGCGCACCGGTTGCCCGAATATTTCCACATATTGGGCAAAATCGCCGAAGCCGGCGCGTTTATAAATCGCATACATTGAGCATTGCAGTAACAATCCTAAATCGCGCTTGTCGCCAATCGTCCAAACAAACGGCAGACTGTCAATTTCTATTCCGGTATTAGCATATTGCGATTTTGTAATAATGCCCATTTCCGGGCGAATGTGCTTGCGCTGTATTTCTTCAAAATCAAACTTTTCTCCCTGTATAAATTCCACGCCGGAAATTCCCCAAAATTTGCTCTCTAAAATAATTTCCACAAGCCGGTTAAACTTGTTCGACCATATTAGCGTATCAAAAGCATCAACTTTGCGCTTATCTTTATCGACAAATTTTATCGACTTATTTAGCACGCTGTCTAAGCGCTTGCGAATTATTCCGCTCAAGTGTCCATCAATCGTAATGGCATCGTGATACAGGTCATACAGTGCAACGCGATTCGGCAGTTGAATGCTTTCCGCCCGTTGTATGGCTGCTTTCAGTTTGCCAACATCTTTACGGTTTCGGTCGGGCGAAACGAGCGTAAAATCGTTGATAATTAATTCCGGTTGCTTTTTATCTTGTTTTGCCATATCTTAAAAGAAATTAGTTTGTTTTGGTAAAGAGTTGTACCACACGCCGCCTGTAACAGTATCCACGCTGGGGTCGGGCTTATATGGTAAATTGGGATTGACAAGTCCGGACTGTAAATCTTTTAACCATTTGAGCGCATCTTCATAATCGGCGCGGAACAGTTCGATGTTTACATTTGGATTTGCCAAGCGAACAAGGTAGTAAGACGCAATGATTTTGACCATCTTTTTTATTAATTCTACTTCGGCGCCGGTGTATGTCGGTTCGCTGATGTCAGTTCCGAATATGGCATCATTATCGTACCTACTCATATAAGAGCGCACAAGGCTTTCGGCAGCGAGTATTTGGAGTTCTGCCGCTTCTTGGTCGCCTCGCGTAATCCTTTGGATTATTTCGCTGTACAGGCTTGTTTTGCTTAATTCTTCTACTGATACTAACATATTAAAACCTTTTAGAATTTACCTTTTTAAAACTTTCAAATGAGCCGATTGATTCCACCGCCTCCGTTTCGCGCAGTTTAAATACTGCACCTTCCACCATATCGGGACCGTCCATTCGTTTTTGTTTGCGGGTGAAATTCTTAAATTGCGCTTTTAGCCGTTTCATATTCGGATCCTCGCTTTCGGCTTCATTAAATATCAAATGCCCCAGCCGGTTGATAGGTTCGAGTGTTCCCTCAATGCGGGTATATTTATCTTTTTTGTCGCGGTCGTCGCCGGTGATGGGTAGAAAAATCTTTGTTTCGTTGGCACGGGCGTAAATCATTGGCAGCAGTACCTGTTCGTAGAATGGATTTTGCAGACTGTTGTTTTCGATATAAACACGCACGCCTTCCACCTTATGTGTTCGGCAATAGTTGTAGCATTCAAACAGGCAATCAACAAACTTTGCGTTGCTCATTGTGTCTAAAAACACCTTTACCACAAAATAATCAAAGCCTTTTTGCGCAACAATTCCGACCGCCTTGTGCGAACCGCTGGTAACATCTTTATTCGATGTTGCCGGGTCGGCATATATGCACACGTGGCAACTGTCAAGTCGCGGCACTTTTCCGTCTTTCAAGTCTCGGAAGGTGTCGCCGCCGTCCATCGGATTGTTAAAATACTCCTTTTGCGCACTTTCGTAGGAAATAAGCGACAGCACGCGGTCAATATCCGATTCTTTGTTTTTCGATGCCCACGTAGATTTCCCGTTTTCGTCCCGGATATTAACAATGTCGAATTTGTCCGCCTTTTTGCTCAGTTTCTTGACAGCGCAGTTTTCGTGAATGATATTGCCGTTCACGAGTATGCGAATAGGATTTGATATAGAGCGCGTACCAATTAACGCCTGTTCTATCCAGTTGATTTTTGCCGTCATTATATCTTCGTTACGGCATTCTTCATCGGTGTCGATGTCGTCAATAATAATTCCGTCCGGTCGCACGTTGTCTTTTCGTGTTCCGCGTGGCGACTGTCCCCAGCCGAGCGCACGGAATGAACAACCTGCCTGTGTGGTAAATTCCGATGCTTCCCATTTTCCGTAAGTTACCTGTTCGCCATAGTCAGAAATTAACCGCTTGTTTTTCTCAAAGCAAGTTTTAAATGGGAGTAACAGGCGGCAGGCGTTTTCGTTTGAATTGGAAACTAACAACACGTTTTGTACGCGCTTTGTCATTGACAAATAAATAAACTCCATCATCGCACGCGCCGACTTTGCCAACTCGCGGCTCCACGCCCGGACTTCGTACCATTCGGCGTTTTTGATAAGTCGTGCCGTTGCCTTTTTATGAAAATCGGCAGGCGCGCTGGTGCAATATTTTGGAAAGTAATAGACAAACCAATCTTCGGGATTGGCTTCAAGGCGTTTGATACGCGCTGCTTTTTCGGCAGGCGTTTCATTGATAAGCGCGGGCGTGTCTGCTTGCATTTCCAAACAAAGCGCCTGCCATTCCTTATATTTATCTATGACTACTTTTTTTGCCATAATTATATGACGTATGCGATACGCCCCTACTGTTTATTGATATTTTCCGAAATATATAAGTCTTGGTAACGGTTAATCACCCTTGAAAATCTCGAGGCAATAAATTGCGCCGAAACCGATTTGTGTGTATCCAAATACTCGTTGATTTCGTTGGTAGTGTTGATAATGATTTCGTCATTCGACAAGTTGCGGAATTGCAGCCATTTGTTGAAGGCAATAAAAACATCTATTGTATCAACAATATTTGCCTTTTTGTCCAATTTCTCAATGACGGACGCAAATTTTGAAAGACTGTCGGGCAGTTTGCTTTTCAATGAAATATCTTCCGAATTGGATACATCTTCAATCAAATTGTTGATTTGAAGAAGTAGTTTATTGACAAGTTCGGGTCGTGTGATATTTGCACCGGCTTTTTTCTCTGCCCACGCTTCTTCCTTTGCCCAGTTGCTAATGGTAACTTCACTGACGCCAATGCGTTCGGATATTGCCTTTTGCATTTCGCCCTGCATAAAGAGCAATTTAGCCAACTCTTTTTTGTCTGCCATCTCGGCTTTTGTAAGCCGTTTTTTTGTTTCTACTTTCGCCATATATTTTCGTTTTGATGCTGCAAAATTCCCTATAAAAAACCATACATAAAAAAATGTATATCAAAATGATAGTACTTTTTTGATGGCTTATTTTTTATAGGGAATTTTGCAGCATCAAAATAGAAAAAATATGAGTTCCAAAAAAATTGATAAAGAATTTTGCTTAACGGACGAAACCGTAAATATGTACGGTTATCGTATGCTTACGTCCGGTTTACAACTCGACAGGTTTAAACCCGCAATCGGATTTCTGATGCACAACCGCGATGGTGGCGTTGCCGTAAAATGGGAAGATTTCCGCATTGACGGCGATAAATTGTTTGCAAAGCCGGTCGTGAACATCAGTGATTTTCCAAATTTGGCGGGGCAGATAGAAGAAGGATTTTACAGCGCTGCATCGGTAGGCAAAATTGTAGCCCTCGAATTGAGCGATGACAAAAACCTAATGCTCGAAGGTCAAACGGGACCAACCGTAACAAAATGGTTTCCCCGCGAGACTTCGATTGTGGATATTCCGGGCAATTATTCTGCTATTGCGCAACTTTATGACGAAAAAGACAATGTCTTACAAGACTTGAGTGATAATAAACAAAAACCAAATTTTATGAATAAAATTGAAATGACCGTTGAGCAACTTACTTTGCTCGACTTGGCGGACAACGCCACCGGTGTGCAAATCACCGCAAAACTGAAAGATTTGGCAGATAAAGCCAAACGCACCGAAACGGCGGAAAAAGAACTCGCCGACCTCAAAGCCGCAACGACCGCAAGTGAAGTGCAAAATATTTTGCAAGGCGGCTTGACTGCCGGAAAGTTGAGTAAAGACCTTTCCGACAAACTCGGAAAAGACTATGCCGTAAATCCCGCAGGTTTGAAAGCCTTAGTTGATGCAATGCCTGCGCAAACGCGCGTAACCGGCAACCCGTTATCCGGCGCCGGTATTCCCGAAAAATATATCGGCAAAACGTTCAAAGAATTGTATTTGAAAGGCGAACTCGCAGAAGTAAAAAAGAATTTCCCCGATTTGTATGAACAACTTAAAAATATGGAGGCTTAAAAAATGGCAGTAGTAAATCAAGGCGCAATCAGCGCAATTCCCGTAGAAGTTTTTCAAACCTATATTATTGAGAAACTTCGCAGAACAAACCCACACCTGCAGCACTCAACAGACGAAAGTTCACAGGTGCTTGGCGGCTCTGTGGTACACATTCCACAAGCCGGCAAATCGCCCGAAGTGGTAAAAAACCGCAAAGACTTTCCGGCTACGGCAGTACGCCGCGGCGATACCTTTGTTACTTACGCGCTTGACGTGTTCAGTACCGATCCCACGCACGTAACCTGGCACGAAAAGAACGAAATCAGTTACGACCTTACAGACAGCATATTGAACGACCACGTAGATACTTTGGTGGAATCTGTGGGCGACAATATGATTTTCAACTGGGTGCGTGGCTTGAAGTACGACAACGGCACAAGCGCCTACGTTGCCGACATCATTCCGGAATCTGCACGCATTAACACAACCGGCGTAGCAGCCGATGTAAATCCGGAAGACGGACAAACCGGTCAGCGTCTTGCATTTTCTTACAAAGAATTGCAAAAAGCGCAGGCAATGATGAATAAGGCGAATGTTGCCAAAACAGACCGATACGCAATGATTGAAAGTTACCAGTACCAACAATTCATTGACTCACTGAGCGCCAACCAAATGGCTGCATTCCAAGCGAGCGCAGACCTTGCAAACGGTATTGTCGGAAGATTTGCAGGATTTAATGTAATGGAACGTTCGTCAGTTTTGGCATTTGCCGCCGCCGGAACGCTTCTTGCGCCCGAAGAGGCTCTCGAATCGGACAGCAACCTCGCATCGCTATGTTGGCAAGTAGGTAGCGTTGCAAGAGCGGAAGGCGACATCAAGCCGTTCCAAAATGTGGACGACCCGCAATATTATGGCGATATTTTCAGCGCACTTGTGAAAATTGGTGGTCGCTGCCGTCGTCAAGACTGGAAAGGAATTATTGCCATTGTACAGGCTCCGGTTCCTGTTGTTGAGCCGGATTAAATATTAACCATTATTAAAACAAAAGAAAAATGAAAAGAATGTTTAAATCATTGTATTTAGCAGCATTGCTGCTAATGTCAGGTCTTTGCTACGCAACCGAAGCGAAGCAAAATTTGGGACAAGTTTCGGAAACCTATCAGTGCGAGGCGTTAGATGTCGGTTGGAACGATATCGCGCTAAAAGTGATTTGCTTTGAAACGCCGACCGATATAGGCGTAACATATATCAATAGTAACGCATTAAACATCACGAACAATGGCACAATTGAAATACTTAGTAATCCACTGCACAGCGACACCGGAAGGAAAGAAAGTAACGGGCGCGGATATTCGCAAATGGCACTTATCACCTCCACCGACAGGTCGTGGCTGGAAACAGGTTGGATATACCGATGTAATACATTTAGATGGCACAGTTGAACGGCTTGTGCAAAACAACGAAGATGCCAATGTCGATAGTTGGGAGATTACCAACGGCGCAACAGGCATCAATAGTGTAAGCCGTCACATAGTATATGTAGGCGGTTGCGCCGCTGACGGCAAAACGCCGAAAGATACCCGCACCGCTGCACAATTTGCCGCTCTCGAAAAATATGTCAAAGATTTACACAGGCGGTTTCCGTCTGTGGAAATCAAAGGGCATAATGAATTTGATAACAAAAAAGCCTGCCCATCGTTCAATGTGCAAAAATGGCTTAAAGAAATAAAATTGTAACTATGGACTGGACAAATATTTTAATACAGGTTGTTTTGCCGATTATCACGCTCGTTTTTGGTTGGTTTTCCGGTAAAAAAAAATCAACCGAAGAGGTTAAACAGATGCAGGCGGATTATTCTGATAAAATTCTAAAAACCAACGAAACATATATTGTTGAACCACTAATAAAAGAAACAAATGCACTTAGGAGAGAAGTTAAAAAACTTAACAAGGCAATTAATAAGATTGCCGATTGTCCTCACGCTGATAATTGCCCTATTCGCGACGAGTTGCAAAAGCACGAAACAAGTAACGACTGAATCAACCAACGCCATAGAGCGCAGTTCGGAAGTAGTCAAGACAAAAGACAGCATTTTTGTATACCGGAGAGACAGTGTTTTTATGAAAATAATGGGCGATACTGTTTTTATCGAAAAATACCAAAAAGATGTGTTTTATAGGATAAAAACGGATACGATTGTGCAGCGCGACAGCATTCGATTTGAACACAAAATTTATGTAGATAAAGAAATTGAAGTTAATAAACTTCATTTGTGGCAAGTGGTATTAATTTGTCTTGGTGCAATATTTATCTTGCTATTATTCATCACTATTTATAAAAAAATTAAAGGATATTTTTATGGAAAAAATTAAAGATTATTTCGAGCGATACCCGAACAACAACGAGGTATTTGAGTGTGGCGGGAAACTATTCCACACACGTGGCGCCGCCCAAAGTTACGGTAAGGGCGAAATAACGCGCTATACACGTGAGCAGGTTGAAAAAGAAAAACATCTTGGCGGTCCCGTAAGCGAAAAAACAAAAGAATCGGTTATTTTGAAAATCAAAGAGACTGATGACTTTTCTGCTCTCCCATACGAGGAACTGAAAATATGGGCAAAAATTGTTGAATTAAAGACGGCAGACAATAAAAAAGAAACCCTTTTGAAAGCGTTTGCTGAGTTCAAAGAAACTTTAAAAGAAAAATAAAATGTCATTACCCGGAGTAAATATCAATGTAGAAAACGGCAATTTATTGCGTTCAATAGCCATTTTAGACGGTGTCGGTGCAATTGTAGCCACAGCCGGACAACCCGAAAATATCGGTGCTGTCCGGATGGTTTACAGCCTGTTGGATGCCGAACAAAAAGGCTATACCGAAACCGCCGAGCCGTTTTTGCATAAATTGATACGTCAATTTTATGCAGAACTTGGCGGCAATCAGCAACTATATGTCTTTGGAACTGCCGAAACGGAAACGATGTCGGACATTGTCGCCGCTACCAATGCGGACGGATTGCTGAAATTGTTGAACGAATCGGCGGGCGAAGTCAATCTTGTGGCGATTGCCCGTAAGCCTGTTGCCGGTTACGATGCCGGCACGAAATTTCTTGATTTGGACGTACAGGCGGCTGTTTTGGCTTCAAAACCTATCAGTCAAGAAATGCAAAGGAAAAACACGCCGATAAGAATTTTTATCGAAGGTCGTGTGGCTAATGAAAATGCGCCGATTAATACGTTCAAACCCAATGAATCTGAAAATGGTTTTATTGGTGTGGTGTTGGGCAGCGATGCCGCCGATGGTTCTGCCGCTGTCGGCACCGTACTCGGTCGCGCTTGCAGGTTTGGCGCTCACGTCAAACTTGGAAACGGACAAAATGGCGCGATTACCGTTCCGCAAATCTATGTTGGAAGCCAACGCATAGAGGAGCGTTTGGATATGGAAACGCTGCACGATTACGGTTTTTTGACTTTTATGCGCCGCCCCGGCGCTGCCGGTTACTTTTTCGGCGTGGATAATATGGCGGAAAAAGGCGACTTCCGTATTCTTGTACACGGTCGTGTTATTGATAAGGCGCAGCGCGTTATCGCGGCTGCTTATTTGCCATACGTGGAAACCTCTATCAGAGTGGAGCCTGACGGAACAATCAACAGTACCGATGCCGCTGATTTGGAAAATATACTTACTTCTGCGCTTCTTGCCGCAATGAGCGAACAAGCATCCGGATTTAAAGTAGTTATCGCTACGAATCAGGACATCATCAATACTTCCAACCTCAAAGTATCCGCACAGGTGCAACCGTTGGGCTACTTGACTTGGATTACCGTAACGCTTGGCTTAGCCGTGCAATTGTCTAACGATTAAATCGAAAAATTATGAATTCAAATATTAGAAGTTCAGAATGTGCGTGGCATCACGCAGAAATAAAACTGCTTGGCAGGGTGATTAGAGGTTTGCGCGGCTTTGAGTTTAAGAAAGCGGTTGAAAAAGAGCCCTTGTTTGGCTCCGGTAATAAAGCGCTCGACATTCAAACAGGCAATGAAACTATTACCGGTAACATTGTTGTTCTCGGTTTTGAACTTGACCAACTCAATCAAGCCGCAAACGCAGCCGGATTTCAAGACATTACCGAAGTGCCGCACGAAGCCATCGCGCTGACTGCATCGTTCAAGAAAACGCTTGCGGACAAAAAAACAACCGTACTGGTGCGCGGTATCGCATTCACAGAGTACGCTCACGCAATGCAGCAAAACGCCAAAATGCGTGAAGCAACATTGCCGTTTGTAGCAATGGATATGATTTCAACAACACTTTAAAAAGAATTTTTATGAAAAAAGAAGAAAATACGGTGCGCGATTTACTCATAGCGCGTAGATTTAGCGAGGAACAAATCGCCAAGTGGGAAAAAGAGTATGCACCCCGAAAATTGAATGTAATTGAGGTAGAAGACAAAATTTGCGTTCTACGTCCAATTACCGCGGCAGAGGTGTCGGAGTTTAGCATAATGACGGCAACGCCTGACATCGGGCTGGAAAAAGCAACCCGCTATTTGCTCAGTGAATTGTGGCTTGATGGCGATATGGAACTGCAGAATGATGAAGATTATTTCATATCGGCAATGCTGCAAGTTCAGAAAACAACCACGCTAAAAAAAAGCAATTTTTACAGGCTTTAGAGCGAGGCGAAAAAGAAGTTAGCGACCTTGAAGTATTAACCGTATTTGGATTAATGCAATTTGGCTCGGATGCTTTAAAATGGAGCGATGAACTGTTTTATTACCGTACAGGTATCGCGATTGAGTGGTGGAAAAAAGGTGTAGGAAAACGAGGATTTTAGATTATGAATATAGTAGAATTTGCATTGAAATTTAAAGATATGGCGAGCGCACCGTTGCAGCAATTCGGCAACTCAGCCCGACAGGCTTTTAGCATTGCAGAAAATTATACTAATAATCTTATTAATCAGAACCGGCAGTTAGCGCACAGTTACGATAATGTTCGTGCGAGTGCCCAAAATGCGCAGGATGCGGCAAAAGGTTTTTCGGTCGTGGATATGATAAAAGGAAACTTGATGAGCGGCGGCATCCAACAGGCTCTTGGCTCGGCGGTCGATTTTGTAAAAGATTCTATCAGCGCCGGAATGGAACGCCAACAGTTGCAGACATCATTTAACGTTCTAACCGGTAGCGATGCAAGCGGACAGGCGCTTACCAAACAACTCGTTGATTTGCAAAAAAACACCATTCTTGGCAGCGAGGTATTTCAAAATGCGCAAACGATGCTTGGCTTCGGATTTAAAGATACCGAAGTTTTGGATAACTTAAAAATGCTTGGCGATGTGTCGATGGGCGATGCCGGTAAGTTACAAAGTTTGACACTGGCATTTTCACAAATCAGAGCAGCCGGTAAACTAACCGGACAGGACTTGCTGCAACTCATTAATGCCGGATTTAACCCACTGGAGCAAATGGCACAGCGAACAGGAAAAAGTGTCGGACAGTTGAAAGAAGAAATGTCGCAGGGCAATATTTCTTTTAAAGATGTTCAACAGGCGTTTCAAGATGCTACGAGTGAAGGAGGAAAATTCAACAATATGCTCGAAACCATCGCCGAAACTCCTGCCGGAAAAATGGCGCAACTATCGGGCGCGTGGGACGAGTTCAAAATAAATGCCGGACAGGCATTTATGCCGCTGGTAAGTATGGCAATGGATTTAGCAAATAAATTGCTTCCGTTGGCTGAAAACCTATTAACCCCAATAACTAACGGCGTTCAGCAATTAATTGAATGGGTAAAATCTCTAACATCCGAAACAGGAGGTTTTGCGGATTATTGGACTACGATTTCAGATGTGTTTATGAATGGTGTTGTACCTTATGCGCAAATGCTTTGGGAATACATAAAAGACATTGTTGGAAAAGTAGTTGAATTTGTCCGGACATCGGAACTGTTGAAAGATATATTTTGGTTTATTGGCGAAATAATAAAAGGAATGTATAGTCTGCTTAGAGGCATTATTACAGCACTGAAAAATCTTTTTGATAAAGTCATTTTGCCTATTTGGGAGGCGATAGAATCTGCTTACAGGCTAATAAAAGGAGTTCCGCAAAAATCACAAGTTCAAGTTGCAACTGCAAGAAGCACCGAAGAAAAGCGCGAGGCGCAGGAAAATTCAGATGTAATAAAAAGCATTGCCAAATCAACACTTGAAACGTCAAAAGGCGTAAATAACACAGAAAAAGCGACCACTTCCGGTGGTCCCAAAATTATAAACATCACCGTTCAAAAGTTTATGGATGCGCTCAATATTATAACAAACAGTTTGAGCGAGGGCGAAAAAGAAATAGAGGATAAATTTAACGAACTTTTTGCGCGGGTATTATTAGGAGGAGCAACAGGATGAGCCATATTTCAGTAGATTTATTGAATTTGTACAAAACTTATTTCGGCGGAAATTACGAAATTGCTGATGCCTGGCGCGGCGAGAACTGGGATAATACTAACCGAAAACGAAAGTATAATCAGCGTACTATATTTGGCACATCAATAGCAAAAGAGGGAGTTTATGGCGTAACCGTATTTTTCCCAATAAAAATTGTAGTTAATGAAAATCTTAGCATTGATATAGACTGCGCCACCATTAAGGTAACGAACAAAAAAACGATAATCAAAACACCGGTGGCGCGGCGCATCGGAACGGTAAAAGAACAATATGCTATTGGCGATTATGTGTTCACCATCAACGGTGTATTGATTGGCAGTTCTCGCGGTATGTACCCCGATGACCTTGTTTTTACGCTTCGAGAAATTTATGAGAGCCGCAGTGTGGTAAATTTAGAAAATGTGATTTCCGATTTATTTATCGCCAACGGCAGCAATGAGAGCACAGAACGCTGTCCGGTTGTAATTGAAAGTTTGGAATTTCACGAGAAAAAAGGCGATGCACGGCACGCTCCTTTTACAATTGTTTGTGAAACGGATTTCGCGGAAACACTTATATTTAGTGAAGAAATAGAAAGACAAATGCAAAATGTTTCATCTAACATCTGACATATCAATTGGGGATTTTCAGCGCATCAATCCGTCTGAAATCAAGTGGCGCTGCAGCGTATCAGATTTTACCGATACTTGTACCATCACGCTGCCACTGCGACCATACGTTCGGAATAGCAGCCAAAACAAAACAGCGTTTCGTGAGGGCGATACCGTAGAAATAAAAGTTGGTTACAACGACAGAAACGAAACGGTATTTAATGGATTTGTCCGCCGTGTGAATTTTGGCAAACCGCTCACGTTGGATTGTGAGGGTTACAGTTACCTGTTGAAAGATGTTGTTTTTTCAAAAAGTTACGCGAAAACTACGATTAAGCAGATTTTGCAGGATTTTACAAAAGGAACCGGCATACAACTGTCAAAAATGATACCCGATGTTACGCTGACGAATGTAACATTTAACAAAACGCCGGGCTTGAAAGTATTGGAGTGGTTTCAAAAAGAGTGCGCCTGTGTGGTATTTTTTGACTTCGACACACTATATGTCGGGGCTTCAAAGTTTGCCATTCAGAAAAAAACGGAAAAATTGCTTCTCGAATGGAATACGGTAGAAGAAAAGGAGTTGAAAAAAGACATCAGCGACACCGAAATTCAAATTACAATTACCGAAAAAAGTGCAGACGGCAGCAAAAAAAACACACTCGGAAAGGCAAGCAGAAAAAACGGAAAGTGGCGTTATACCTCCACAAAAGAGGTAAAAGTACGAAGCGGATTGCCCGAAAGTTTCCGCAGGGAAATAGCCAAGCAATTGGCGGCGCTTGAAAATTTTTCAGGATACAAGGGAAGCATAACGGCATTTTTGGAGCCGCATTTTGAAAAAAGTATGGTCGCGGAAATTATAGACAAAGAATTTCCCGACCGGAACGGAAAATATTTTGTTGAAACAGTCGAAGGCAGTTTTGGAACAGGCGGCGGACGACAAAAACTAACATTAAGATATTATGACGAATGACGAATTAAGACAGATATTGCGCAAATTTATCGGCGATGAAAAACCAACAATGCTGGCGACAGTAAAGTCGGTAGATAAAGAAAAATGCACCTGTTCGATAGAAGATGACGGCATTGAATATTTTAATGTCCGGCTCCGAGCGATTACAGGTAAAAATACCGGCATTGTGATGTATCCGAAAATTGGTACGGACGTTTTAGTCGTAAAAATAGAAAGTACGGAAGAATGGGCAGTAATATACGCAACAGAATACGAAAGTATCGAAATTGAAATTGACAGTTTAGTTATCAATGGCGGCAAAAATGGCGGACTTGTAACTATTGGCGATTTAAAGGATAATCTTGATAAATTGCGCGACTTTGTTAAGGATTTGGCAACTAATATTTATACTTGGGGCAGTGTATTGGATTCACTTGCAGGCGGTGTCGTTGCAACTAATCAGACGGCTTGGAATGTAATAGTAAATACTTTTCAATTCAAAGATATGGAAGATACAAAAATTAAACACTAATTAAATACCGGTTAAATGATGCCTAACGACTTGATATTGGAAGATTACGATTTGCAGATTAAAAACGGCGATTTTGTTGTTGGCGAAAGCACGCGGCAACATCAGAATTTACTGCTATTGGCGGACAAAGGCGAGTTTAAGCAGTTCCCGACCATTGGGGTAGGAATTTTACGGTATTTGGAAGATTACAATGGCGATAATTTGGCGCGGGAAATCCGCACGGAATTTAACCGGGACGGAATGACGGTACGCGAAATTAAGTTTACCGGCTCAAAAATAGACATAACAGCAACATATTAAGTTTAAAAATTCAAATTATTCAAAAGTTCAAATTATATGAAGATACTTGCGGGACAATCATTATTAGATGCTGCCGTTCAACATTGCGGAACAGCCGAAGCCGCTTTCGATTTGGCTTTTGAAAACGATAAAAGTATAACGGACGAGCGTTTTGTCGGTGAAGAATTATTAGAAACCGGCATTATCAACCGCGATAATTTTGACTACTATGCCCGGCGAAACCTTCAACCCGCCACAGGTTTAACCGATTTGCAATTTAGCGGAGTTTTAGACGGGGGTATTGATTTTATGGGCATTGAAATAGATTTTATTGTAAGTTAATATTAATATGGCACGAACAACAAAAGAAATATACGACGGTATGATTACCGTAAAAGAGGGAATGACGCAACTTGCAGCATTAACCAGCAATTCGGCAACTGCTATTTGGCGGCTGATTTTGTGGGTTACTGCCGCCGGCATCCAAACCCTCGAAAGAATCTTCGACACCCACCAATCGGAAGTGAACGAAATAATCGAAAACATCCTGCCGCACCGCCCGAAGTGGTACCGCGACAAGGCGCTTAATTTTATGGTTGATAAACTTCTGATTCCCGACACTGACCGCTACGACACAACAGGAATGACCGATGAAGAAATCGAAACCGCACGTGTGGTAAAATTCGCAACAGCGATTGAAGAGCCGGGCAGTAGCGTGCTTGTCATAAAAATTGCTACCGGCACAACGGGCAATTTGAAGCCATTACCCGGCGGAACAGGAAACAACGCAACCGGACAGGCGGGACAATTTAGGGCGTACAT